GTGCGATTTAACGCGGCGGGGACGATTGTTGCTGCCGGGGTTGGGGAGAGCCCAGATGGCTGGATTTTCCGCGACATCCTCAACGGTGCGTCGGGCACGGTCGTGACCACCAAGCGCATTGCGCAGGAGTATATCAGCGGCGCGTCGGCCAGCACGGGGGAGTGGGGTTTGTCTGCGGGCGGCGTGATCGACTACGGCGCGGCAACGAAGCTTGGCCGCACCATCGGCAACATCGTGACGGTGTGGTGATTACCGCCCGTCTTCAATGGCTGTTCATCGCCGCCACGATTTTGGCCGCCATCGCCTATGGGGTGATGTGATGGCGAATTGCCAAAACAGCTTACTGAAAGGATAGCCGATGTTGCAAAAACCCCTGGAATACTGGGCTGTCCTGATCGGGATGGTGCTCTATGCCGCTGCCCGCGATGCGCAGCACGAACAGTTGTGGACGCGGGCCGTGAAGGTCGCTGCCAGCGCATTTTTGACCTTTGGTCTATCCCCCACCGTCGCGCCGTACCTGCGCGGCAGCGAGACAGCGGCAGCGGTCGCCGTGATGGCGTTCGGCCAGCTGGCGCTGGACGTGCTGACGGCGTTGGTTGGGGATCGCGAGTTTATCAAGGATCTGATCAAGCAACGCTTCGGGGGCAAGAGCCATGAATGAGACGCGCGCCGTGTTTCGCCGCAGCCGGATTTACCTGCTGATTTTGGTCATCTGCGGAATCTACGCCCTGATGCCAGCGCAATGTTCGGCCCGCGCGGTTGGCGCAACAATGATCGAGGGGAGCCAATGAACCGATCCGAGTTTTATGCGCGCGTCCGCCCAATCTTCGGCGGAACCCTGTCGCAGCGGCAGGTAGACGGCATCGAGGCGCTTCTTGCCGCAACCGATAGCCTGCCGATCCCGCATCGCGCTTACCTGATGGCGACGGCACTTCACGAGACTGCCAGCACAATGCAGCCCATCGCTGAATATGGCAAGGGCAAGGGCAAGCCTTATGGCAAGCCGGGAAAGTACGGTCAGGCGCAGTACGGGCGCGGCTATGTGCAACTGACATGGGATGCCAACTACGAGAAAGCCGACAAGGCGCTTGGCCTCAATGGCGCGCTGCTCAGGGATTTCAACCTTGCCATGCAGCCGACCATCGCGGCGCAAATCCTTGTGCGCGGATGCGAAGAGGGATGGTTCACTGGCAAAAAGATGGCTGACTATCTGCCCGGTGATTATCGCGGCGCGCGCCGGGTGGTGAACGGGCTGGACAAGGCCGATCTGATCGCAGGCTATGCGCGCGAGTTTGAGGCGGCGCTTCGGCTGTTGCCGGATGCCCCGCTAACACCAAAACCCGTTGCTGACAAAACTCCGGCGCAAACTGTCGCCAAACCCTCATTCATCACATGGCTGTTGAGCCTATTCAAAGGACGGAAAGCATGACCCAAGTTGACAGCGCAAGCGACGACCGCACCGCGAACAATGCCGTGCGCCATACCTACCGCATTCTAACCGATGCCGAAAAACAGCAGATGGTTGATCTGAAAGACATTGGCGCGGCATTCATCGCCAAGTGTCAGGAGATTGGCGGAAGCCGAGAATTGGCGCTGGCGATCACCAACGCAGAACAGGCGGTCATGTGGGCCGTCAAGCACGTCACCAAATAGGAGCCTGACATGAACGGCACACTTACCCGCGTCTTTGCGGCCTACCCCTTGGCCTTCCCGCTGGTATTCTCGGCGCTGGCAGCGGCTTACCCCGGCACGTTTTCACATGACGCATCGACTGGCGTTTATTCCATCCAGTTCACGCTTTCGCAGCTGGGCGCGGCGGGGGCTGGGGCATATGCGGTGATCTGGGGCATCTTTGCCAAGTGGGGGATCAAGCGGTGAGCGTTGTAAATCTTTGGAGCGGCGAACCATCATCGGCGGAGGGCAACCCAGATCTGGTGGAACAGCTTGAGGAATTGCTTGCACGGGCGCGGGCGGGATCGATCACCGCCATGGGCATGGCATTCGTCAACAGTGATGGCTCTATTGCAACGCGGTGGTCTGGCGGCGATCAATCCGTGCCAATGATTGCAGCGGTTTCGATGCTGCAACATGAGTTTCTGACAGGTTTTGGAGGTCGGGCATGATCCTCTCATCCATTATCGCCAAGGTCGGCATGTGGCTGCTGGGTGCGCTTGGCATCATCGCGGGCGCATGGGGGCTGCGGCATAGCGGACGGGTCGCAGAACGCACAGAGACGCGCATACGGGCCGCAGAACGGCGCGGGGCCGCATTGCAAACACGCATGGAGATTGAAAATGCGATTGACCAAGACGCTGACCTTGTTGCTCGTGCCGCTCGTGCTGGCGTCGTGCGCCACACCGAACGCTGATGGCTGCGCGGGTTGGCGTCCCGTTCGTGCATCGGCTGAAACGGTGGACTACATGGCATCGCACGACCCGCAGGCGCTCAAGGCGATGATCGGACATGCGGAGTTTGGGCGGTCGCAGGGCTGCTGGAGTTAACACGTCCAGCGCCATATGTTAAGTTTTCGCGGTTTTGTTGACATATGGCGGGCGGTGTGTCAGATTTGGCGTGGCATCAGATACCGATGGTCGCAATGCTGGTGCTCGGGCGTGAGGATTAACCACGTAACCACGCCCACTATTTCAGCCGCGCGCCGCTCCTTCACCGGGCGGCTTTTCTCATGGCGTCTCCTGCGGTTTCGGGGGCGGGCGGCGGTGTCAGTATTCGTCATGATAGGCATCATCCTTCCCGCGCTTTCTCTGCGCCTCAATCTCGCGCATTTCATCGCCAATCCAGCCGAACACCGATGCAAACCATAAGTGAACGCGCCGCTTCCAGCCTGTCGTTTTCATCGCAGACATGATGGCGCGCCTTTGTTCAGCATCGGCATCCTTGATCAGCTTTTCGTTCTGTTGTGCGGCGGTGTTCGGTGTGGCGGTCATGGGGTAGCCTCGTTGCGAATATTGCGGATACGTTCAGCGATTTGCTTCGCGTGGAAGCTGTGCGGCCCCGGCGTGCAGTTTGGGCAGGGATCGTATTCAACCTTGATCTTGATGTTGGTCACCGGATGCCAGCCAACCTTGACTTGTCGCGCACCATAGCAAATCTCGCAGGCGGTCATGGGGCCACCCCGCGCGATCTGATGGCGGCGGCATACTTCCGGGCGGTTGTTGCAAGGTCCATGCGGTAGTGATGCGGATCAGTCCCGCCACGAAACCTTGATGCGTCCGCTTCGTAATCATCGGCTTCATTGTTCAACAATTTAGCGCAAGCCTCGTTCTCGGCATTTACCGCCGCCTTCACCGCCTTCGCCACGGCGGCTTGCACGGCTGCGAGGTGCAGATCAACGCGCACATAGGCTGTCACGCTGTCAGGCTTGCGTTCACGATAATACCAGCCGTTTGATCCAGGGTCTGCATAAACGATGGGCAACAGTTCTTCACCGCGATGATGCGGGCGCGGGGTTGTGTTTTGCCAGAGAGCCGGAATCTCTTCCAGCCGCGCGCTCAGGTCTTGGTCGGCGTTCATCCCATCCTCCTCAAATCCGTAACCGGCTGCTCGCCGCCGACCCCAAGATGATCCTCAATGCGGCTCAGGCGGGCCATGACGACGCTCAGATCGTCAGTCAGCGGCATGAGTTCTCTGCGCCAGGCTTTGAGCATCCCCGCCGCGTGACTGCGGAGGTGGTCGTCTTCAATTTTGACCAACGCAGCGCGCAGGGCATCGTCAAATGCTACGCGGCCCTCTGCGGTGGTGAAATCGTATTCGGCGGGGTTCACCGATGCTTTGATGGCGGCGACGATGTCAGTCATTCTGCTTCACCACATCCTCGTGGGTGTAGTTGTCAGGGTTCAGTTCCCACAAAGCATCATGCGCTGCCCGCGCCGCCTCTGCGATCTTGTCGCTCGGTGCGGGGGTGGCGGTGCCGATGATGGCGCGGATTTCTGCCTGAATTATCATGGCGGCGTATGGGTCTAAGGTGTCGATCTGATCAGACCACTGCTTGAGTTGCCATGCTGGCACCAACCGCGTATCCGCTGCGGGCTGTGGAGCAGGGCGGGTTTCAACCTTGTCCGCAATCCAGTTGACGAAACTGATCTCACCAGAAAGCATTGCATCGACTTCGGCATTTGTTGCGCCATAGTGCAACGCATTGACGCGAATGGTTGCGCCGATCTGCCCAAACCGATCCCGCTCTGCATAGGCATCAGAAACCAACCGACGCAGCGTCAGACAGAAGCTGTCAATGGTATCATTCTCGACCAGCCCCTGCGGCTCAGTGGCGGGCGTGGAGATGGCGGTGTCAACCGGGGTGTAGGTTTCCGCAAAC